GTGGATGAACGACCGAGGGGTGTTTGTTGCCCCGGGGCAACGCCTGGTCGGCTTCGACGACGATGGCGTACAGATTGAACAAGGCGGCGTTACGGTAACGGTCGAGTTCGGCACCTACCTGGCACCGTTGGACGCGGACAGCTCGGCGTCGTTTTGGGTATCGGGTCTGTGCTCGCCCTGGCAGACCTTCGGCCAGCGTGCGCGCAAGTTTGTGGTGGCCATGCTGTCGGGCGAGCCTGGCCGTATGCAGGCCGCGATTAATACCGCCTTTGGCGAGCTGTTCATGGTCAAGGGGGAGGCCCCGGCCTGGCAGTCGGTCGCCGCGTTGCGCCGGCCCTATGCCTTTGGCGAAGTGCCGCGCGGTGTGCAACTGATCGTCGCCGGCGTCGACGTGCAAGGCGACCGCCTGGTCTACGTGGTGCGCGGCTTCGGCTACAACTTTTCGTCGTGGCTGATCGAGCACGGCGAAATATGGGGCGACACCGAACAGGAACAGGTGTGGCAAGACCTGGGGCAGCTGCTGGAAACGACCTATGAAGGCCGGCCGATTGCGCGAATGCTCGTTGACTCGGGCTACAAGCCTGGCGGCAAGGCGGCACCGGTGCACATGGTCTATCAGTTCTGCCGGCGCTACTACGGCCGCGCCATTCCGACCAAGGGCCGGCAACAGCAGGATAAGCCCTACAAGTTTGCTGACGTCGATCAGAAGGGCCACGAACGCCAGCCGCTGAAGCTGATGCACGTACATACCGACCACTTCAAAAGCTGGGTTCATGCCCGTATCGAATGGCCGGTCGAGCATGCCGGCGCCTGGTATATCGCCCAAGACGCCAGCGATGACTACTGCCAGCAAGTGGTCGCCGAGGCGCGCCTGGTCACTCAGGCGGGCCGTGTGTTCTGGCACAAGCTGCGCACCGATAACCACTACTTCGACGCTGAGGTCCTGGCGGCAACGGCGGCTCATCTGGAGCAGGTGCACCGCCTGCCACGCCTGGGGGATGAAATGCTCGACGCGCCGGACAGCACTGCGCCTGAAACAACCGACGTGCCGGCGTTGCCCAGTGGCGCGCCGGCGAAACAGAAACCAAAGCCCCCACCGGAGCCGGCGCCGCCGGCCCCCAAGCGGAAGAAACGCCGCCGGGGTGCTGTGAGCGAGTGCCAGATATGAGCCGCAACAACCGCCGCGCCATTCGTGCGGAGATAGACGCCATCGACAACGCAATTTTAGCCGTCCTGCAGGGTGGTCAAAACGTTGAGGTGACCACTGCTGCGGGCACGCGAAAAGTTCAAATGGCCGACCTGAAAACGCTGTACGCACAGCGCGACCGCCTGCGGCGCAGCTTGCGCGGTGGGCCGATAGCGCGACAAGGGATCCCGATATGAGTCGAAACTTCGTCGACCGTGTGGTCGGTTTCTTTTCCGCCTCTGCGGGACTGGATCGTGCCCGGGATCGTATGAGCCTTGACGCTCTGGATTCCTTTGCCGGCGCATCAAAAAGCCGGCCGGCCCTGAAATCGTGGTTTACCTCGAAAAAAGATGCTGACGGCGACCTTAACCCCGAACTGGCGACCTTGCGTTCGCGTTCGCGTGACCTGGAGCGAAACAACCCTATCGCTCATGGCGCGATGAAAACCAAAACGATTTACGTAATCGGTACCGGGCTCAGGCCTGAGCCAAGTATCGACGCGGAGTTCCTGGGGCTGACATCGGAGCAGGCCGAAGCACTCCAGGCGCAAATGCTGCGGGAGTTCAATTTGGCGGCCGATTGCCTGGAGGCCGACGCCGCCAGGCGCAAGACGTTCTATCAGAAACAAGCGGAGCTATTTCACAGCGCCCGGGTTAACGGTGACTCGTTCTTGCTGCTGCCACACTTCGAGCGTGACGGGTCACCGTATGCGACGCATTTCCAGTCGGTCGAGTCCGACCGGGTTTGCAACCAGCATAACAAGCCCGACAGCGACACCATGTCCGGCGGCTTCGAGCTGGACGAACACGGCGCGGCCGTTGCGGTGCAGGTTCTACAGACCAGCCCCTCCAAGCGTTTCTTGCGCTCGAAAGCACAGTGGCAGCGCGTGCCGCTGTTTGGCGAACAAGGCCGGCGCAATGTGTTGATCCATTCGAACCACAACATGCGGGCCAGCCAGACACGCGGCATTCCTGACTTGGCGCCAGTAATTGAGGTAATCAAACAGGCCGGGCGGTACATCGACGCCGAACTGATGGCCTCGGTGATCAGCTCGAAATTCACCGTGTTCATCAAGTCCGACCGCGATGGCGGCGGTGGTGATGCCTACGCCCCAGGTGCAGGCATGGGCGGTGGGTCTAGCGATGATGACGAAGACGATGACGACCCGCGCGACCTGCGCCTGGGTGATGGTCTGGTGTATGAGCTGGACGAAGGCGAGAGCATCGAAACAGCCAACCCGGGGCGCCCAAATGCGGCCTTTGACCCTTTCGTCACGGCGCTTTGGCGCATGATCGGCGGCGCGATTGGTGTTCCGTTCGAAGTGTTGATCAAGCACTTTACCGCCAGTTACTCGGCCAGCCGTGCGTCGTTGTTGCAGTTCGCGCATTACATCATGGTTGACCGGGCAAACTTCGTCGTTGACGTGTGCCAGCCGTACTACGAAACAGTGATCGCCGAGGCGGTTGCCCGGGGGCGCCTGCGCTTACCGGGTTTCTTTCAGGACCCATTGGTGCGTCGGGCTTACTGCCAAGCGCTTTGGCATGGTCCGAACCTGGGCGAGCTGGACGAACTGAAGGCGGTAAACGCGGCTGAGAAACGCTTGAAAATCGGGATCAGTACGCACGAGCGCGAAACCCGCCACCTGCTGGGCCAGGACTGGAACCAGATTAACAGCCGGCGCGTTATCGAAGAGCGTCGCAAGTACCGGGCGGCGCCGACGGCCGAGCCACCAGATAGCGACAACAAAGCCGATGAAAACAGCCCCGAAGGCAAACGCCAACGGGGCTTTTTGTTGCCAGGGGGTAACGCATGAAAAAACTGATGGCCTTGCAGTTCCTGGCTTCCCAGGCCTGGGCACTGCCTTCGACCATGCTGGCCGATATGGAAGCCATCGCCCGTCGCGAGTTCGAAGCGGGCCGCCTGGACGCGCTTACCGAGAAGGACGGCGAGTCGCTGAAGTCCGCGCCCATTGTCGAGGTGCGCGACAGCGTCGCCCTGATCAAGGTACGGGGGGTGGTTTCTCGCTATGCCAGTTGGATGCACGACATCTGCGGCGGTACGTCGACCGAGGCACTGGCCAAGGCGCTTTCGGCTTCGATTGAAGACTCAAAAGTGCGTGCGGTGGTGCTGTGGATCGACTCGCCAGGTGGCCAGGTCAACGGCCTGAACGAAATGGCCGAAATGATCTATCAGGCCCGCGGCCGGAAAAAGATCGTTGCTTATGTCGGGGGCATGGCGTGCTCGGCGGCCTACTGGATGGCGTCGGCCTGTTCCGAAGTCGTGATCGATGCGACCGCCGAGCTGGGCTCGGTCGGCACAGTGGCGGGTTTTGTCGTCCGTCCAGCAGCCGAAGGCGAACAACGCATCGAAATCGTGTCGAGCAATGCGCCGAATAAGCGCCTTGACCCTACCAGCGAAGTCGGCCAGGCCGCCGTACAAGTGACCGTCGACGACCTTGAAGCGGTGTTCATCGACGCCGTTACGCGAAACATGGGCGTTACGCGTGACAAGGTCCTGGCCGACTTCGGCAAGGGCGGCACCTTCATCGGCGCCAAAGCAGTCAAGCAGGGCATGGCGCACCGCCTCGGCAGCCTGGAAGGGCTTATTGCCGAGCTGAGTGGCCGCGCCCAGCCCCGCACCGTTCCACCAACCAAGGCGCTAGCCGCCGCCAAGACCAACCAAGGAGCAAACACCATGCCTCTGACTATCACTGAAGGGGCGACGGCGGCCGCCGTCGCTGAGGCCCTGAAGGCCCAGCACCCCGAAGCGTTCGCCGCCATCGCCGCCACCGGCGGTACCGACAAAGAAGCAGCCGTTGAGGCGGCTCGCAAAGAGGCCCATTCCGCTGGCAAGCTGGAAGGCTACGCCGAAGGCTATGCCGCCGAAACTGCGCGGGTTGCCAGCGTGTTCGCGGTCACGCTGCCAGGTCACGAAAAGCTGATTCAGGCGCTCGCCCTGGATGGCAAAACCACCGGTGGCGAGGCCGCCGCGCAGATCATCGCCGCCGAGAAGAAAGGCGGCGCCGACTATCTGGACGGCGCCGCCAAAACCGAAGCCAACAAGGTTAAGGGCGGTTCTGAAAGCCAGACCGGCAAGTCCGCCGTGGACCCGCGCACGCTGGCCGCCGAAGCCCGCGCCCTGGTCGACGCCGAGGCTGCCAAAGGCCACAAAATCACCATTTCCGCCGCTGTGCGAATGATCCAGGGGAGTAAGTCTTAATGCGCCAGTACATCGAGAGTCGCCGCGCGGCGGCAGACGTGGAGCCGCATCGAATCGCCGCGTATGACGACAGCGAAGGCGAGTTCACCCAAGCCGCTGGCCCAAGCGCTTCGCCGCTGATGGGCATCACCGGGAGCCTGGGCGCGGTGGCCGGCACGGTCTGCGACGTGATCCGTAGCGGCCCCACCGAGCTGGAGTACGGCGGCGCCGTCGGTTTCGGTGATCCGCTGACCGCTGATATTGCAGGCCGTGCCGTAGTGGCCCAGCCCGGCGAAGCCTATATCGCCCGTGCTGACGAAGCCGGAGATGCGGGCACCATCGGCCGCGTGTTCATCGAGCGCGGCACCGTGCCGGCCGCTGTGGCCCCTTAACCATCCCTCAGCCCTGAGCTAGGAGCATACAAACATGCCTGCACCGTTTCCTATTGATCCCGTCCGCACGGGTATCGTAATTGCCTACCGAAATAACAAGCTGATCGCGGATGAAGTCATGCCGCGACGGAGCGTCGGCGGCGAGCAATTCAAGTGGTCGGAGTACGACAAAGCCGAGCGCATGACCTACGTCGACACCGAAATCAGCCGCAAAGGTTCGGCCAAAGAAGTCGAGTTCAGCGCGACGGAAAAAGACGCCTCGACCGCTGATTACGGCCTGGACGACGTTGTGCCGCAAGGCGACATCGACAAGGCTGCCGGTACCGACTACGACCCGCTCGACCACGCGTCCGAAGCGTTGACCGACCTGATTTTGCTGGATCGTGAAGTTCGTGTCGCACGCACCGTATTCGCTTCGGCCAACCATGCCTATGGCAAATCGTTGGAAGCTGTCGAGAAGTTCAGTAACCGCGATGCCGACCTGTTGGCGTTCCTGTTGCAGGAACTCGACAAGCCCCTGATGCGCCCGAACACGCTGACTATCGGCCGTGCTGAATGGACGCAACTGCGCGTAAACCGTTCGATGGTGGCAGCCTCCCACGGCAACAGCGGCGACAAAGGCGTCGTCAGCATTGCGCAGATGCTGGAGCTGCTGGAACTCGACAACATCTTCATTGGCGAAAGCCGCGTCAACATCGCGAAGAAGGGCAAGCCGGCCGAAGTGAAACGCGTATGGGCTGGCCATGCCGCCTTTACCTATCAGGCGCCTACGGTTGAGATTCCGGCCGGGACCCTGACTTGGGGTGTGACAGCGCAGTACGACGACCGCTTCGCTGGCACCTGGTACGACGAAAGCGTCGGCCTGAAGGGCGGCTACCGCCTGCGGGTGGGTGAGCAGGTCAAGGAACTGGTGATCGCCAAGGAGTGCGGTTTGCTGTTGCAAAACGTGATCTAACTAGCGCTAAAGCGCTATTTAGCTAATCGAAGGGCCCCGCCAGGTGCGGGGCTTTTCGCAGCCGAAAGCCCGCCCGGTGGGCGGTTTTTCGCATGCGAAAAGAGGGAGATCCCGTGAGCCGATTCGATATCGTCGACCGAACCATGCTGATTTGTAAGGATGCAACGGCCAACGTCGTGACCGACACCGGCGCGCGCTTTGACGTCGACGGCATTTTCGACAATGCGGAAATTGACTTCGAGCATAAGCGCGAAGGCAGCAGCGGTGCCGGCGGCATGAACTTCAAAAAGCGGCAACCGGTTTTCACCACGGCTGACAAGAAGGTCGCCGGCATCAACAAGCAATGGCGATTGATCATCAAGGGCAAATCGTACTTTTGCGCCGAGCCCTACGAAGACGGTTCAGGCTGGGCAACGCTCTGGCTTGCGACCAGCCTGGACGACCCAACCGAAGCGGAGATCGTGCGCGGTGGCAGCCAATGGCGTTAGTTTTCAACTGAGTTTTGCCCGGGAAATCACCCGGGTTACGGCGCAAATACAGACCACACCCGAGCAGGTCAATCAGGCCGGTGACCGGGCGCGACGCAAAACCATGCGCTGGCTGTCGACGCGTATGTCGCGCGAAATGAGCCAGGCCCTAAGGATCCCGCAAAAAGGGCTTAAAGCCCGCTGGAGCACGTCCACAGCCGGCCAGGGTGACGACCAAGTCACCATTCTATGGTTCGGCACTTTGCCCCTGGCGGCCGAAAACGTCGGCAACCCCCGGCAAGGCAAGCGCGGCACCAGTGTCGCCGGGCGGCGCTTTGATGGTGCTTTCTATCACTCGGTTTACGACGGCGTGCCCCGGGTCTGGATTCGCAAGCGTCGCGCCCAGGCCCTGGGCTTGAACTTGCCAGCCATGAGCCGGCAGAAGGGCGGGGGCAATCAGCGGTTTATGGATTACGGCGGCGCTGGTGATACCAGTAACCGAGGCCGTTTCCCGGTTATGCGGGTGGGTATCGCGCTGGATGAAATGGCCGGCGAGGTGTTCCGCCGTTATGAGCGCCGAGCCTTGGCCCGGTTCGCTGAGCTGATCGAGCAGGAAATCAACTACGTGGTGAACCATGAGCGAAAAGGCTGAAGAAGGGCAGACCATCGACGATGTGAGTTTGTTGCACGACCAGATAGTCGCCGCCGTGCGTGACCGCTTCGGGCCACGGCTGAAGACAGTGGCCGAGTACGACCCTGTCGACGTAGACAGCAAGACGATTAAAACCCCGGCGGTGCTGCTGGAACTGGTCGAGATGCGCCCCGCTGGGCGGGTTACGGGTGGTCGCACGCCGGTCGAACTGGCCTGGTCTGCGCATTGCGTGCTGAGTTCGGCGACAGACAACGTACAGCGTGAAGTTCGCAACTTTTCCGCCCAGGTGCTTTGCCTGGTCGACGGCAACAGTTGGGGGCTCGGGGCTGCTGTAACGCGTGCCGTTGAACTTGAGGCGTTCCCGGGGTTGTTCAGGCCCGGGGAAAAGGGTTTCGAAAGCTGGGTCGTGAACTGGAAACAAACGGCGCATTTGGGGCAGGTTTGGGAGTTGCCCGCCGATGGCTCGGCGGTTGACGTCTACATAGGCGGCGAGTTGCAAGCCGACCCGAATGCCGGGCAGGTGCCTTGATGGACGTATTGCAGCGCTTGGAAGAGCTGGAACGCCGGGTCGCTCAAATGGTGGTGCGTGGAAAAATTCACGCCGTGGACACGGCCAACCATGTCGCCCAGGTTGAATACGGGCCCGGCATGGTCACCGGTTGGCTTCAGTGGAAGCCCCTGCGTACCGGAAAGGCGATTGTCTGGTGGGCGCCGGAGAAGGGCGAAGGCGTGACGGTGATCAGCGAGGGTGATTTGGCCCTGGGCGAGATCCTGCCAGGCAGCTATCACAAGGACTTTGCCGCGCCATCCAGCGACCCGGATTTGTTCCTTATCCAGTACGGCGACGGCGGGTCGGTTTCCTATGACCGCAAGGCCCACATGCACCGCTTGGACCTGCCAGCCGGCGGGCGCGCCGAGGTGGTGGCGCCGGGCGGCATGAAGATCATCGCGGATACGGAAATCGTGGGTTCGTTACGCGTAACGAAAGATATCAAGGGTGACGCGGAAATCGGCGATGCGGTTCGCAACATGAGCCAGGACCGCGACCTCTACAACAGTCACCGTCACGGCTCCAGCCCGCCCCCTGAACCGCAACAGTAGAGAACATCATGAAACAAGGCACGGACCGGAACACGGGGCGCCTGATCAGTGGCATTCCCTATCTGTGGCAGCGGCTTAGCGACGTAATTTCAACGCCTGTCGGCTCGCTGGTCGGGCGCCGTGACTTCGGTTCGCGGTTGTTTGAAATGCTCGACCGCAACGTCGACAGCGGTTTCTACATGGAAACCTATATTCGCTTGGCCGAGGCCATCAACAACAAGGCCAACGGTTTGGACGACTTCAGGCTGTCGACCATGCGCGTCGACCAGCCCGCCCCGAATCACGTTGAGTTGTTCATAAGCGGTCAGTTGCTGATTGATGGCCAGGCGCGGGACGTGGAATTAGAGGGGATCGCCTATGGAAGGTATTAACCTGGCGTTGCTGCCGTCGCTGACGGTAATCAAGCAACTGACACACGAGGAAATTGTGCAGGCGGTGGCCACCGCTGCCGGCCTGGAGAATGCGAGCCCAGCCGACCCAGCGTTTCGTGTGGCCCTGGCCTGCGCTTATCGTGAACTGATGGTCCGCCAAGATGCCAACGAACAGGCGCGCGGGCTGTTGCTGGCGTTCGCGGTAGGGCCTCAGCTCGACCATTTAGGGGTGACCTACTACCAGCACCCGGACGGCTCGCCCGTCACGCGCCTGGACGGTGAAGAGGATGACGATTACCGGGCCCGCTTGCAGGACTCGCCCGAAGGGCTTTCTGTGGCGGGCCCGGATGGGGCCTACGAGTTCGGGGCTAAAAGCGCCCATCCTCACGTTAAAGGCGCCTCGGTGTTCAGCCCGAAACCGGTTGAGGTTGAGCTAACCATATTGAGTACCCAGGGCAGCGGCGTACCTACGCCGGAGCTGCTGGCGACGGTGGATGCATATCTACAGTCGCGTCGGCCACTGACCGACTGGCTGCGGGTGTTGCCGGCCGAGGTGGTGCCATTCAGCGTGACGGCTGCGCTTTACCTGAAGCCAGGCCCTGACCCGGAGCTGGTCCGTCAGGCGTCGGAGAAATGGGCTCGGGCATATCTGGATAAACAACACCGACTTAAAGCCCGCGTCGTCGAATCCGCTTTGCACGCTGCTATGAGCGTTGAGGGCGTCGAAGAGGTTCGGCTAACCGGTTGGGCTGACGTGGCCTGTACGGCCCGTCAGGCGCCTTTCTGCGAGGCTCTGACGGTCACTATCGGTGGCTATGTATGAGCGCAACTATTCTGCCGGCCAACCTGGCCGACCTGGAGAAGGACTTAGACGCTGCGCTATCGCGTATTGAGCTGGTCGAGATCCCCATCGCGGTTTTGTGGGATCCGTGGAAATGTCCGCTCGACGTGCTGCCATACCTGGCTTGGGCCGTGTCGGTAGATCAATGGCGCAGCGACTGGCCCGAGCAGGTCAAGCGCCGGGTGGTCGCGGGAAGTCTTGGGCTGCACCGCATCAAGGGTACGCGTCCGGCGGTCGTACAGGCGCTGAAGGCGTTGGGCGTTGAGGTCGAGCTGGTCGAGTGGTTCGAGGCTTCGCCGCGCAAGGAGCCCGGCACGTTTAGCCTGATCGCTTGGGCGAACGAGAACATCACGCCCGGCCAGGCCGGCATGTTGAACGGTGTGCTGTACGAGCAACTGTTTGCGGCCGTGCAAAACGCCAAAAACACGCGCTCCCACTTCACTTTCAAGGTGGGGGCCAAGTTTGGCCCGAACAACCTTCGAATTGGTTCGGCTATCACGGGCATGGGCGCAGCGACGCGCCGTGATGCTGTGGTCGCGCAAGAGCCGCTTGCAAGCACTGCACGCCTGGCGGCTGTGCCTGTTCTGGAGTCTGTCGCGCTGAGCCGGCGCGCTGGCGAATTAATCATCGACGCGGCCCCGCGTCCGGCGGCGGTCCTGATGGGTTGCGCCTGTGTCGGGGTCGCTGTCGTTCGTGTGTCTATGGAGGTGCAAGGGTGACGGCGCTTATACCGGTAATTACCACCAAGGGCCTGGCGGCCGTGTGGAACACAGAAAATACGGGCGTCGCGGCGAAAGTCACGCACATCGCGCTCGGTACCAGCGGTTACATCCCCAGTAAGGGGCAAATCAGCCTTCAGGCTGAAAAGAAACGTTACGCCATTGCTGATGGCCAGCGTGTCAGCGATACGCAGATCCACGTCACGGCCCTGGCGGATGACGACAGTGAATTTTGGGTTAAGGAGGTCGGTTTCTATCTGGAGGACGGCACCCTGTTTGCTGTCTGGTCGTCGACCGGTGCGCTGGCCTATAAGTCCGCGCTTGTGCCGTTGTTACTGGCATTCGATTTGGTGCTGGATGCGCTGCCCGCTGGTTCTGTGACGGTGGTTGGCACCGGGGCAAACCTGTCGCTTGCGGTTTGGGGAGAGCAGTTCGCGGCCCAGTCGGCGGCCATCGTCGACAACATGGCGCGACATGTCGACGTGCTGTTTCGCCTCATGGCGTTGGAAAAGGGTTAAGGGGGTGATATGGCAGCGAGCGATATAGAGCTGACCGCCGGCACAACCTTCGCTTTTTCCGTCACCTGGCAGCAGAAGAATGGCGACGCTCTGGCACCCATCGATATAACCGGATGTACCGCTCGCTTCCAAGTGCGAGACGTCAAGACTGACGAACTGCTGATCGATGCGCAGACCGGGGGGCGCGGTATCGAGATCCCGGCCGGGCCTGACGGGCTGATCAAGGTTTCGCTCGGCCCTGACGTGACCCGGGGGCTGTCGTCGCGACCCATTGGCCAAGCTGTCTATGAGCTTCGCGTTTACTTCCCTTCGGGGGATGCCTACCCGGTGTTGCCTGCTGGTTTTCTTGCCATCAATCAGGGGGTGATTCGTGATTAGCCAAACGCAGTCGGTAACCCTGGTGCGGCCTGTTCTGCAAGTGAGCAGGCTGACCCAGGGGGAGCGCTTGGCAGCCGTGGCGATTCAGCCTGAGCCGCACTTCTATGTCGTCGCTGTCGGCTTTCAGGGGCCTGTCGGGGCTGTGGCTGAGGACGTTCTGGCGCGTGCAGCGGCCGCCGAGCAAGCGGCAAATTATGCAGCCGCGCAAGCGACTGAATCGGCGCAGGTGCTGGACCGACTCATGCAGCAGCTCAAAGGTGCTTTCGACTATCACGCCGGCGCGATCAGCGCCCAAGGGGGCAAATGATGGGGGCAGTTTCCGAGACCCTCGAAAGCCTGCTGACGGCCGTTAACGGTCTGATGGGGGTAATTGATGGAAAGCTGCGTAACAAGGTCGATAAGGCCGAGGTTTACACGCGCACCGATATCGACGACCCGACACGGACCCTGGGCGCAAACTCGGCTACAGCGACGCGTCTAAAAGTGGCCAGGGTTATCACATTGGCCGGCGATGCTCATGCGGCTGGCGGGTTCGATGGTTCGGACGCGCTGACGTTGATGGTGAGCATTCCGGCACTGGCGGATAAGGCCGATAAGCTCGACACGCTTACGCCGACGCAGATCGACGCGCGTATACAGGCGGTGATAGGCACGTCGCCGGCGGCGCTGGATACGCTGGCCGAGCTGGCGGCGGCAATGAATAACGACCCCGACTTCGCGGCCAGCATGACCACGGCTTTGGCCGCCAAGGCCGACAAAGCAACGACCTACACCGTCACCCAGGCCGACGGCAAGTTTCTGCTAAAGGCCGCCCAGTCGGCGGACTCTGCCAAGTTGGGCGGCAATCTTCCTTCGCACTTCGCCACGGCCGCCGGGCTAGCTTCGCTCGAAGCGGGGGTCGCTGACGGATTCACTCGCCTGGCCGCCGCCTTCAATAGCGGGGCCAATAAGATCAATGGAACAGGAGCTTAAACAGTGAGCTTAGAAACGCAGATTCAGGCGCTGGTAACGGCGGCCAACAACCTGACCGGTTCGGTCAACGGCAAGATGGGGCAGATTGACGCTAAGGTGGATGCTGCCCAGGCCGCATACAATGCTCAGCTCGCGGCCTTGGCGAGCAAGCTCCCTCGCCTCGGTATAACGCAAAATTTTGCAATGTCCGACGCGGGCAATTTGGGCCGCCCTGACAACTTCGGCTATCACGCCGAAGTTACCTGGGCAAAGGTTAAAACTATCAGCCAACAATCTCAGGCTACGGGGCGGCCTGCGGAAGACATTGCGATGTTGGCCGAAATCGAGGCAGATGTTCGCGAGATTTATCCAGATTTTAATATTCGAAAGTCTGATTATTTCCGGCGCGATTTTACCATCTGGCGTGGATCTTGGTCGGCGAAGGGGGCCTCATCCTATTTTATCTATCCGAGAACCGCTGACGGGGTCCTGAACAATGGCGTTGCTTCGGTTCCTCTGAACTCGTATATCACGGTCGGCGCTTTTGTCCGGGTCGTGGACGGTGAGTTGAGCGGAACTTGGGCGACTGGCGCAACCAGAGGGAAGTGGCGTTGGTGCTCGTATGTTTATGACCCGATCAACTCTTTCGGTTCTTACACTCACTTGCACCCGATGCGTGTTTCAACTTCGGGCGTTGTTGAAATGGCGCTTGTTGGTGGATGCACTGGTGTTGTTTCTCATCCTGGTGCCTGGGGCGCCATGATGGCACTTGGCTAAGGAGCTTATATGAAGCCTGTATTTCCAGACCCGTACCTTCATCCTGATTTGAAATGGGAAATGATTCGTAAGAGTCGTGATTCCGACCTAACTGCATCTGACTACGCGGTGATGCCCGACTATCCGCTGGACGATGCGCAAAAGGCTCAGGTTCTGGCCTACCGCAAGGGACTGCGTGACCTGCCGGAGCAGGGCGCCGACCCCGACGCCGTTGAGTGGCCAGACAAACCGGTGTTCCTGCGTTAAACCAGACCGCGAAAGCGGTTTTTTTTCGCCCTGAATAAGCCCCCGTCCTGGGGGCTTTTGCATTTTGAGGTGCTGAATGTCCGTACTTTCCGAAGGTCGAGCCGCTGCCTGGCTATGGCTCGACTTTATCCCTGCTGTGGTGCAGTGGCTGGCGTTGCTGGTGGTGCGCCTGGTGCTGATTGTTGTGGGCCTGGTGGTGGTGGCCTTTGCCATTCCCTTCGCCGTGCCGGGTTATTCGCTGAGTGATGGCCGCCTGATCGTCAACTTGCCGCGCTGGGCCTGGCTGTTCGGTAACGACTTCGACGGCCTCGACGGTGATAAGCGGCAATGGTGGGCCGACAACTGCGACGCCCTGGTGTTGTTTGGCCTGTTCCCCCTGGCGCGTCGCCTTGGCGTTCCGGTCGAGCCGTTACCCGTAACGTCTTGGCTTTCGCGGTGGTGGTGGGCAGCGGTACGCAACCCGGTCAATAACTTGCGCCTGGTGGCCGGGATCAGTTGCCCGGTAGCTGAATGCGATTTTGCCTATCTGGGCCAATACAGCGTCGAGGATAAGCCCGGCAAAGGGGGCTGGCAGTTCGTCAGGGCGACGCGGCGGGGTGGCCTGTCCCGTTGGTATGGCTTTTATGCCGTTCGTGAGCTGAGCAGCACCACAGCGCGCGTGGTGCGCCTGGGCTTCAAGATCAAGCCGGAGCACCAAGGCAGCGCCGAACCGGCCAAGGGCATGACCTTCAAGGTCAACTTAGCCAAAGAAATCTAGCGTCGGGCCGTCGGCGCCTGGCATCGCATCAAGGCCCCCAGTCGGGGGCTTTTTCTTTACTGGAGTAAAACCAATGGCAGCAGATTACCTGCACGGGGTTGAACAGTACTTCCTCGATAACCTCGAACGTCCTATTGAGGTTCTGGCAGCCTCGACCATCGGCCTGGTGGCTACCGGCGATGATGCCGACCCACTGGTCTTCCCGCTCAACGTTCCGGTTCTGTGCAACAGCGACAAGCTGATCGCCAAGGCGGGCACGACTGGCACCCTGCGCAACGCACTGAAGGACATCTACCGCCAGACAGGCGCTGTGGTGGTGGTCGTGCGCGTGGCTTCTGATGACGAAGAGGCGCCGCAGTTGGCCAGTGTGGTCGGCAACGTCGATAACGAAACCGGCCAATACACCGGCCTCAAGGCGCTGTTGGCTGCTGAATCGGTGGTGGGTGTGCGTCCGCGTTTGATCATCGCCCCGGAATTCAGCCACCTGGTGGGCATCGGCGCCGAAATGGAAGCCGTCGCCAAGAAGCTGAACGCTATTCCTATCATCGACGGTACACAAAGTGGCTACTCGGCGGTGATCGCGGAGTGCGCTTTGTACAAGGAAGTGCTGTTCGTCAATTGCGGCGTCAAGCTGCTGGACGATGACACGGGCCAGGTAGTGACTCGCAAGGCCTCGGCCACTGTGGCGGGTCATATCGTGCGGGTGGACAACGAAGAGGGCTATTGGCATAGCCCGTCGAGCCGCAAGATTTTCGGGATCCTCGGCACCGACGAAGTGATCGACCACGCCATCGGCAGCACGACCAGCAAGGCCAACCTGTACAACAGCAAGAACGTCACCACCATCGTTAACCAGCAAGGCGGCTGGTATCTGTACGGCAACCGCCTGGCGAACAAAGTGATGCTTCCACATCAACGGGTTCGCTACATCGTTGGCGATTCGATCCTGTATGCGCACCAAGAATTGCTGGATCGCAACATCACCAAAAGCTATGTCGACGGTGTGAAAAACCGAGTGAACAAGCTGCTACGCCGTTTGATGTCCCGTGAGGTGATCAGCGGCGGCGAATGCTGGGTCGACAAGGAACTCAACGTCGCCGCCATCGGCACCGCCCAGGTGTATTGGGATTACGACTTGGGCTTCTACGACGTGGCCGAGCGCATGACGTTCCGCCAGCACGTTACCACGCGCTACAACGAAGCCATTTTTGAATAAGGGGTGATCTATGGGCGCAAAGCTGCCTAGCGTTTTGGTCGACATGAATTCGTTCTTTCAAGACGAATCCTTTGCCGGCCTGTGCAATACCGTCGCGTTGCCGAAGATCGTAACCAAGACCATGGACGCGGTGATGTCTGGCGTCGCCGGCGACATCGAGCGCGACTTGGGCCGGCTGGAGAAGTTGGAAGCCGAGGTCACCATTTCCGACTACCCGGAGAAGGTTACCGACTTGCTCGGTTCGCGTGAGAGCCGCGACGAAGTCTTCACCCTGCGCGGCGCGCTCGACCGTGATGGGGTGATTAAAACCGTGGTCGTGCGTATGCAAGGCTTCTGGAAATCGGCCGAGTTCAACGAGTGGGCCCCGGAGAAAGAAGCAACTATGAAGTTCGCCATTGCGGTCGACTTCTTTCACTTCGAGGTTGATGGCTCGGAGCGCATCTACATCGACAAGCTGAACAACATTTTCCGCGTCAATGGCAAAGACCGGAACAAGGAAATTCGCCAGGCGCTGGCCCAATAGGGCCGGCGTTTTTTCTTTCTGAACCCCCGAATTCAAGGATTTAAACCATGGCTAATCCGGTAGTACTGACCCGTCCAATCAAGCGTGGCGAAACTGAAATCACTGAGGTGACCATGCGCGAGCCCGGTGCCGGCGAATTGCGCGGCCTGGACATGTTCGATGTCATTCGCATGAACGTCACCGCACACCGCACGTTGGTGCCGCGTATCGCCAATATCACCGCCAACGAGTACGACATGCTCGCCCCGAAAGACCTGATGTCCCTGCAAACGGAGGTGGTCGCTTTTTTCATGGAGTGACCGCCGTCCCGCGCGACGTGATGGAGGCAGAGGCCGACATCTTTCTGGTCTTCACGGGCTGGGACGCGCTGACGACGGTTCACATGTCGCTTACGGAGTTGATGCGCTGGCACCGCATCGCCCTGGAGCGCTACGAGCAAGGCAAGGCCGGGCAGTCCTGATGGGCGGCCCGGCCCTTTTTTTATGGGGTGGGAGAAATGTCTAACTCTATGCGGCTCAACCTGATTATGGGCCTGGTAGATAAAATCACGGCGCCCATTCAGAAAGTCACCGGCGAAACGACCCGGATGGGCGACAAGATCAAGGCGACCCAGGCAGAGCTATCCAGGCTGGGCAGCACGACAAAGGACATTGAGCACTTCAAGGCCCTACAGGAGCGCGGTGCCAAAACAAGCGCCGCCTTGGCTGATGCACAAGCCAAGGCAAGAGCCCTGGGGCAACAGATGGGCGCTACGGCCGAGCCTTCGCGCAAAATGACCGCCGAGTTCGAGCGGGCTACCGCCCAGGTCAAGCGCTTGCAGGCCCAGCAGCAGGCGGAACGCCTGGAGCTGCAACAGACGGGCGCTCGGCTGAAGGAGACCGGCGTCAGTACCGGTAAGCTGACCGAGGCGACGCGGCGGATTGAGGTCCAGACCAAGCGCTATAACGATCAGTTGGCCAAAGAGCAGAAGGCCCTGGATGCGGTCGCCGAGAAACAGAAGCGCCTGGGCGAGATAAAGAAACGTAACAGCGACATGCGGATGTCGGCCACCGCTGACGCCGTGGGTGTGGGGGCAGCGGTATTCAGTATTAAGCAACTGGTCGACGCCTATGGCGAGGTGGCCTCTGCCCAGGGGGAAATCGCGTCGCTTGGGATTGATACCAAGGGTATCGACGTTATCACCGCCAAGGCGAAGGCCTTTTCGAATCAGTGGGCGGGCACCACGACGCCCGAATTCATCCGGGCTGCATACGACATCAAGTCCGCTATTTCCACGATCAGCGACGAAGCGGTCGGCGAATTTACCCGTATTGCAGCGCTTACCGGCCAGGCCACCAAATCCAGTACGGCCGAAATGACAAGCCTGATGGCCACCGGCTACGGTATTTATCGGCGCCAGTTTGACCAGTTCGGCGCCGGCGTGGTGACGGGCTGGAAGAACCTGTCAGCCGAAGAGCGCGACATCAAGTTTGGCGAGTACTTCGCGGCGGGGATCTCGGCCACCGCGAACTTGTACAAGACAGACGGTCCGCAGATGGCCGCCGCTATTTCCAACCTGGGCGCGGCCGCGACTTCGGCAAACGTGAGCTTTGCCGAACAGCTCGCCATCATGGGGCAGCTACAAACCACCATGACGGGCAGTGAGGCCGCCACCAAATACCGGGCGTTCCTCACGGGAGCCGCCGGCGCTGGCAAGAAGCTGGGCCTATCGTTTCTCGACGCTGAAGATAATTTGAAGCGTATGCCTGACATCTTGGCCACGATCCAGAAGAAGTATGGCAAGACGCTCGACGCACTGGAGTCGCAAGAGCTGAAAGAGGCCTTCGGTACGGATGAGGCCATCTCCTTGATTAAGCTGCTGTACCCCGAGGTTGACACCCTGCGCGGCAATATCGACACCATGGGTAAGAGCCTGAAGGGTGGTTTGACCGAGGTTGAGAAGATGGCGGCCACGATGAACGCCGGCCCGGCCGAGGCCTTCAAGCGCCTCAGTCAGCGCAGCAGCAATGCCAGCGCAACCATTGGCCAGGTGTTCGCGCCGTCCATGATCTTTGCCGCCGGCGTATTGGGCGACTTAGCTTTGTGGGTCGCCGGCCTGGCCGAGCGCTTCCCGTTTCTAACCCAGGTACTGGCCTACGCCGTCATCGGGCTTGTCTCACTCGGCGCCGCGAGCATTGCGGGTCGCTTTGCGTTTTCCCTCATGTCCGACGGGGTGATGATGGCAGGGCGTGCCCTGGCGTTCTTCACGCTGACGAACCTGCGCGCGCAGGCCGTGTTACTCGTAACGCGAATTCGCGCACATGCCGCCGCCGCCGGCGTCTTGTTGATGGGCGTCGCGTCGCGGACCTATGCCATAGCGGCGGCGATCATGACTGCCGCGCAATGGGCGTTAAACGTGGCGCTGTCGGCCAACCCTATCGGATTAATCATCATTGGCATTATGGCGCTTATCGCCGTGGTGGTTTTGGTGGTGCGCTACTGGGAGCCGCTTTCGGCGTTCTTTGCTGGCTTGTGGGAGAGCATCAAGGCGGCGTTTGTGGCGGGCTGGGACTTCATCAAGTCTCTGTTGATGTTTTCGCCCCTGGAGTTGCTGATTCAACTATGGGGCCCTTTGTCCGGGTTCTTTAGCGGTCTGTGGGAGGGCATCAAGTCGGTATGTGCCGCAGGTTGGGACATGGTCAAAGGAATGCTTTCCTTCAATCCACTTGAACCAGTGATGCAGGCCTGGGCGCCTCTGACGGAGTTTTTCTCAACGTTGTGGGATGGCATCAAGAACGCGTGCGGGTCAGCTATCGAATGGATTGCCGGCAAGATCATGGGGCCGATTGAGGCCGTCAAGAATTTTGCCGGCGGGATCTTCGGCAGCGACTCGCCAGCGGCGGCAACCCAGCCAGCGGCAGCAGCGGCCGCCGCAGCAGCCGGGCCTGACGGTTCACCGCCTGTGCCGGGTGGGTCGCGTGTGGCGGCTGTCGGTGGCGTGGCGTCTCCGGCCGGGAAGGATGCCGCGCCGCAACCGGTTAACCAGTACGGCGGTATTACCGTTAACGCCGCGCCTGGAATGTCTGAAGAGCAGGTCGCGAAGAAAGTTCGGGCTGAGCTGGATGCCCGGGACCGACAGGCCGCCCGTGGTCAGCGCGGGCGCCTGGCGGACAACGCTACTTAGCGATTTAGCGAAATAGCTATGCCGCCTTCGGGCGGCTTTTTCGTGGGGGCTATATGGCCGAAGTAATGATGGCGCTGGGCGACTTTCGCTTCAGCGTGAAAACAGCCGAGTACCAAAGCCTAACGACCTCGATGGCGTGGCGCTGGGCAAAAAAGGACCGCTACAAACACAAGCCAGGCAAGCAGTTTCACGGGCCAGACAGCACTACCAAGGCCCTAGAAATAACAATCCATCCGCAGAGCCGCGCCGACGTGGTGCTGTTCGATCGCTTGCGCGTTATGGGTGACGCTGGCGAGCCGCTGCGCCTGGTTGCGGGTGGCTCGGCCCTGGTTGATGGCGAGCTGAAGCAGTCCGGCGCCGACCTGGGGTTATGGGTTATCGAGAGCCTGAACGTGGCCGACGATCATTTCATGCAGGACGGTACGCCCCTGGTACGCAAGGGCTCGTTGTCCATTTCCGAATACGGCGAAGACGAGGTGTAAGCGATGCAGTACCGCACCCGGCCCGGCGATATGCTCGATGCCATCTGCCACCGCTACTACAGCGGCCGCCCCGGGGCGACCGAGGCGGTGTTAGAGGCGAACCCCTTCCTTTGTCAGAAAGGCCCTGTACTGCCTGACGGCCTTCTGATCGACCTGCCCGAACTGCCGGCGGCTGTTGAGCCTGGCCAAGTGTCGTTATGGGATTAATCCACCCCCGTGGCGGGGGCGGATACAGCTTGGGTTCCTGGCGGTACGTGGTTTTATTTTTCTGCGCGGCGCATTTCACCCCCAATTTGGGGGCTTTGTGCTTGCACTTACAAAGTGAGGGGCCCCAACGCGGCCCATAACCTAGGGGTAAGTCATGGCGAAAGCAGACTATCGAATCACCGCAAACGACGCGGACATTACGGGGATGATCCGTAAGCGCTTTATCAAGCTGACACTTCAGGATTCCGCCGGCGAGGACAGCGACACGGTGGCCATCGAGCTGGATAACCGCGACAACATGATTCGCTTGCCGTCCACGGGCGCCGAGTTGAAGGTGTGGATAGGCGAGCCTGGTGCGCTGATCTTCAAGGGGGCTTATCAAGTCGACGAGCTGGAAGTGCCGCTAGATGACGAAGCCCTAGTGATACACGGCAAGGCCGCCAAGATGCTGGGGGGGATCAAGTCGCCCAAAGACGCGACGTTCGACGACATGACGCTGGGCGCGCTGGTGGCCAAGATTGCGAAAGAGCATGGCTATGAAGCCGCCGTGGCGCCGGAGCTGGCTGGGCATGCATTCAAGCACATTGACCAGCGCGCCGAGTCTGACATGAACCTACTGACGCGGTTGTCGCGTGACCTGGGCGCGGTGGCCAAGCCGGTCGGTGGCAAGCTGGTGGTGGTGCCCAAGGGCCAGGCCAAGAGCGTTAGCGGCAAAGCCTTGTCGGCTGTTGCGATCAGCGACCCGAAGAACAGCAGCGGTCGCGTTACGATCCAAGAGCGTAACGACTACAGCTCTACGGTCGCGTACTGGTTCGACGAAAAGGAGCAACGCAAGGTCCCGGCCGTGGCTGAAGTCGTCGAAGGGAAAGTCGCGGTTCCCGGTGAAAAGCCCAATAACGCGGGCCAGGCCGAAGAGGACGCGGCCAATGCCGGTGGCCCGCGCTACATCATTCGAAAAACCTACCCGGACCAAAAAAGCGCCCAAGAGGCAGCAGCGGCCAAGCTGAAGCAGATGCAGCGGGGCAAGTCGACCATGTCCATTACCCGGCCGCTCACTCCGCAAATCGTGGCGGAAGGGCAAATTGTAGTCAGCAATCACACAGCCAGTGCCAATCGCGTGTGGGCTGTTGAGTCGGTTACACATGTCATTGGATCGGGCGAGGTGGCATCGACCTCGGCGGAATGCGTGACGCCTTCTAAGTAACAAGGCGTTTCGCTATCACTGTACGTATATCCATATGTTTTGGGCTTGAGTAGAATGCCGCGCATTGGCGTCAACAAGGATTGAAAAAAATGACACACAACGGAAACCCTTTGATAGGTACGACCAACGGCGATACCATCGCTGGAATTCACGATTACATGACATGGTTGTTGCAGGTCACTGACAACGACGACCAGACCCCCAAAGGCATGATTTGCTCATTGCGGCTAGTCTTGGGGGCAGTCGGCAGCCTGAAGGTGCCGGCGGAAGAGAAAAAAACTTGAACACTTTTAGTGTTGCGAGGCGAGCAGCGTGGTATATTCCCGCTGGTTGGCCTGGTGGCCACAGAGTGAAGAAGTAGATAAAACAAGGGTTTAGAAAAGAAAAAAGCCCGGGGTTGGCGCCCCAGGCTTTTTGGAGATCGGCGAGAAAGAAACTCTACGCGACCGCAGCAAGGTCAGAGTTTAGCCGTCGGTCTTCTTCTAAGCAAGCGTATTGCTCAGGGGAAAGAGTCAATGACCGACATAACGACCTGTCTGGGTCGGCCTTCCATCATGTGGGGGCGGATGCCTTACCCGCACTCAGGTGAAAATCTGGGAACGGGAAACCGCTGTGGGCATGACCCGCTCAAGCCGGAATTCCATCTCTTCAATGAGCCGGACTGGTCAACCTCAATTCCCCAGGTCATGCGCAAGCTGATCGAGGCGGTAAAGGGCTATTACTACTCCCCGCTACACATCCTCCCCAGCCTGGGCAATCTGAACGGGCGCCGTAACAAGTCTGGCGACCCCCGCAAAAACCGATCAGAAGCCCGCGCCGCCGAAGTGCTGGTTATGCGTGCCATCCTGTATTTCACGGACTACGCGTCGTTACGGGTGGGTACGCCGAAGGCGGACGGCCAGTTCATCGCGCGCAGTTGTGTGGAGCTGGCCAGGGTGGCCGGCTTACTGAAGGACAAGAAAACCCCGGACGAGCCCGACGAGCCCTCAGAGCGTTTCTGGCGGGCCTTCAGGCGCCTGCGCAAGGCGGGCGCCTTCGATGTTCATTTGCAGTACGTCGAAAAGCCAGACGGCAGCAAGCGGGCCCGGCCGGCGATCAAGCGGTTAAATGAGAACTTCCTTGTTGCCCTGGGCGCCGTTTCGTTCGAGGCCCTGAAGAAGTTTCGCACCCATTGCTCGAACGAGCTGAAGAAGCTTCGCAGGGGCTACAAAGAGAAGTTCCCTCGGGAGTCTGACGCCGAGAAGGCCCGTGGCGGTTTGCGCCGTGCCCAGGGCGAAGACGGCGTCATAACATTTGCCGTTGGCACGCGTCGCGCCAAGACCGTCAACTACGACGACGCGAAAGCGGAATACGCGTCTGAGATCCGCGATAGGCATGCCGAGCTGTTGCGTAGCAATCCTGACCTGTCGCAACCGGAAGTCGCGCGCCGCGTCATGCGGGAGTTCCCCGCCTTTGATGACTGGCTACGAGAACGCCAGGGCGGTTAACCCTCCGCCCCCTCCCCTACCCCCTCCCTTGCGCTGTCTGACCTGACAGCGCTTTGCCGTGCCTGCCTGGTGCGGTTTATCCCCCTGACGCTTCGCTACGCTGCCTGGTGGCCCCCAAACCGGCTCATTTTTGGGTGTTTTCAGGCCGGTGCGCGCGCCCAAGAAGGCGCCGGCCGCCGGCAGCGCTCTTAGATGAAATATTAAGTGTTGCCATTGTGAATTTAGCCGTTCCAGGGTGCTTTTAGGTCCCCCCTGTGCTTCTGCTCTTACTTCTGCAAGAAGAATCTTTAGGTCTAACCTCAGCTTCGCAGTGGTTAGCCCTTCTTTAAATGCCTCGGCAAGCCGAGATCCTGTTTATGACGCAGCCGTCCCGGCTGCAACGATGTCGCCCGCAGTTCGTGCCTACGGCACGGCGGGACGTGACGGCCAGCAGCACCGCCGCCGTTCCTCCAGTTTAAGGCCCGTTCCAGTTGCTGCACGCCAACCGACTACGCGCCCGGCCGCACACCCTGCAATGGCGTTTCGCGCCTTCACGCGCCTGCCTACGGCTTGCGCCGCTACGCGTCGCGGTCGATCAGGTTGGGGGGTGGGCTTGGCTCTGCCGTGGGCTTGCTAGCTTCCCCTGGGCGCGGCTGGGACGTTTTCGAAGGAAGGCAATACGTTTCCGGCGGGTACCCTCTCGCGTGCGTTGGATCGTGCGTTGATATCGGTAATTCGCCCTGGTCGCCCAGGGCGGACAATCATAGGTGGCCGGGATGTGCTCGGGCATCGAGCACAAGGTTTTGTCCTGGCAGAAAATCGCATTCGTAGACGTGTGCCTGATAGGCGCCGAAACCGTTCTGAAATTCCACCTTGTCGCCAATGTAAGTTAGCGAACCTTTTTCCTTGTCCAGCCATCGGAACTTTGGAAATTTCCCCTCCAGGGTGCCGTCGGTCCAACGAGCGGTGTAGCTGGCCAGGCGTTCTACTCGTGGCTTGCATTGGGCCGTGGCCTGCATCACGTTTTTGTCGCCCCAGCATTGCAAGTCTGCATTACAGTCGGTCGAGGCTTGCGCCTGGTCGCTGTTGTTGCTGCCGGTGCATTTGACCGCAACGAAGGCAATCAAGCCCACGACGATCAGTCCGACAATAACGTCCTTCATTTTAAGGCCGGGGCTTTTGACGCCACAGTGCGGGCAGACCTCGGCTTTGTTCGATACTTCCTTGTGGCATTCCTTGCATTTTGTAATGGCCATACGGCTTGGCTCCTCTGTGTTGGCGGCCGGCATTATCGCTATCTGCACCACAGAACGGAATTTTGTCGCGTGCACTCGCAAGCTAAATAGCTATTGAGCTAAATAGCTGTAGACTTATGAGTCCTTTCGGCCGGTGTGACTGGCGACAGCTTTGGGGGTGAGAGTGTTTGTTTTGGTAGCGCGTGACGGGTCACGCTTGAATAGTGAAGCGGTTGAATTGACCCAGGCTTGTATCGAGGCGTTGCGTGTCGACGCGGTACTGGAGAGGGATGGCCAAGTGGTGGACCGCTTGGGGTCCCTGGGGCTCGGCCGGCCTGGTTTATTTGACGTGCCCCGGCCCGAAGGGCTTAGGCCGACAAGCGATGAGGTCCGCGCTTTGGTAGGTGTTGCTGGCTTAAATGGAACGCAAGTAGCTCGCCTGGTCGGCAGTGATCCACGGAAATTCCGCGCTTGGGTCGGTGGGGAAAGCTCAATGCCTTGGGCCGCCTGGCACGTCTTGGCCGTTTTTTTAAGGCTCTCTGAGCCGGCCCTTTACAGTAAAGCTAAATAGCTATTGTGCTAAATAGCTATTGATGTAGAATGACGCTACGGCCAGGCGAAACCGCCCAGGCCAATACCGGAGTTCTACCGATGCCCCACGTAAAAAACCAAACCAACGCCCAGCAAGTCGCCGCGACCATTTTCGACCAGCTTGGCGCCCGTCGCTTTTTGGTCATGACCGGCGCGCGCGACATGGTCACCACTCCCCAAGGTTTGCAATTCAAATTGCCGGCGAACTTTGCCAGCGGCGGCGTCAACATGATCCGTGTCGAGCTGAATGCCATGGATACCTACGACGTAATCGCCGGTCGTTGGGCGCGCTTCGAATTCAAGGAAAAGGGCCGCGAAGAGGGGATCTACTGTGAGGATCTGCAACGCGCCTTCACTCGCCTGACTGGCCTTGATACCCACCTGTAAGGAAGTCGCCCCGGCCAGCGCCGGGGCGCCATGGAGTGCGCAACAATGATCGATCCCAACGACCCGGGAACCCTGGACCTTATCGCGGCCTGCGAAGAGCCTTTGAGCGGCGCTGAGCGTGCGCGCAGGCACCGCCTCAAAAAGAAGCAAGAAAAAGAGGCTGGCCACCGCGCGGAGCTGGACCTAAAGGCCCCGGAGCTGGCCTTGTTGGGGGTTGCGCTGGGCGAGTTCCGCGACCGTTGGAAACGGGTACCGAGCAAGCTTTCCGCCGTCGAGGCGCTGTTGCCACGGGTGCCGGTCCCGTCGATTGCGCAGGCCTTTCCGGGGGATTCGGCGTGGTTGTCTGATGCGGCCCAGCAAGGGGCGGCCGAGTGGCCGGCGCACTCCGGCTATCAAGCTGACATCGGCATGCGTGATTTGTCTGTTTATCGGCAGACCCCGCACGGACAGCCGGAAGTCGACGCCCTGGTGTTCCCCGGGGATACGGTATGGACCACTTATGGCACCGGCCCTTATCTGGTGAAAGAAGTAACGCGCCAATCGTGGAAAGGCCTTAGCTGTTTCAGCTTGTCCCTGTGCAGCGTCGACAGCGACCGCCGTCGCAAGCAAGAGGCGGATAGCTGGATTAATGAAGTGGTCGCGGTGGATGGGCGTCTGCTTAAGCTGTTTGCCAACAATGAAGACGAAGTGTTCATTGCGCGCCGTGAGTTGTCGGGCGGGTACGTTGAAGAGGACGAGGCGGCGGCGGTGCGTGCGGAGTGTCGGCGAATCGTGGCCGGCAATCTTGCTAGCTATGAAGCGCGTATGGCCGGCAAGGTGCCCGCTCACGCGACGTTCGATGAGCTGGTGTTTAAGCTGCTGCCCTTCAAGGATCGCACGCTGTTGGAATGGACTCGGCGCAACGAGCAGTTGGTGCGCGAGACGCCGGCCGATCAGGCCTACCCGGCCGACCCGGAGAAACGCAACCTGCTGGGTAAGGCGCTGTGCGACAAGCATGAACTCAACAGCCGTTATCAGGTGCTGTTAGATCAGGCTCTAGAGCTTTACGAGCTGGTTGATTTAGCACAACACACACCACGCCTGAGCAACCCGGCCGGGTTTCTGCGGGAGTACAAACGACATTCTGAAGGGTATGCCATAGCGGCGGCCACTGAGGGCCCACAATGGGTGCGCGAGCGCTTTACAAACTTCGGTAAGCGTCCTGTGAAAGGCGGGTGGCAGGCGCGCGCGGAGAGGGCAGAGAGCGAACTGGCGGTCAGGCCGGGTCAGTTGGCCGAAGCGCTCGCCGAGGCGGCGCATTACCGCGAGCAGCGCGAAGCCTTGCAGCGCGAAAACGAAAAGCTGATTGGTTGCTTGGCCGACCTTCAGCAGCTGGCGGAATCGCTCGGCGGCCCGCCGATGAAGATGGAGCGCGACCCGGTGAACCCGCGCGAGTTGCGCCGCCGGATTGAAGCCCTGGAGGAACAGAACGCCTTGGAAGTGGCCGACCGTGCGAAAGCGTTCGAGGCGGTGCGGGTGTTGACTGCGAGGCTCAAAAAAGCCGGCCTCCCCACGGATTACCGGGCGCAACCTGGTGAATAAATAATGCATCACAAGTGTTGCTTATGCAGCATAAGTGATGCATTATGGCTTCACCGAAACGGACAGGACGACAGCAATGAAGTGCAGCGAGTTTCGGCGGTGGTTGTTGGCCCAAGGCGTTGAGTTCAAAAGCGCCAAGGGCAGTCACTTCAAGATTTATTTGAATGGCAAGTCAACCGTCTTTGCGGACCATGGCAGCAAGGAAATGCACGAAGGGTTACGCAAAACCATCATCAAACAGTTGGGCCTCAAGGATTGAGGCTTGGCTGTACCCATTGAGAGGTGAGCCCATGTACCAATATCCGCTCGAACTGCACACCGAACCGACTGGCGTCTGGTTGTCGTGCCCGGATATCCCGGAAATGAACGCCTCCGGCGATACCTTGGCCGAGGCCTTTGCCGAAGCCTTGGACGGCCTGGAGTCGGCCTTGTCGCTGTATGTCGAGCAGCGCCGCAAGATCCCGGCCGCCACGGCGCCGCGTGACCCGGCGATGGTGCTGCACCTGCCGGCGTTGACCGTGGCTAAGATCATGCTGTGGAACGCCATGTGTGACGAAGGCGTGGGCCGTGCCGAACTGGCTCGACGCATGGGCGTCACGCGCCAGATGGTCGACCGTCTGGTGGACTTCCTGCACAGCTCGAAAATTGAGCAGGTCGAGCGCGCCCTGGGTCTGTTGGGCCGCCGGTTGTCGTTGGTGTTGGAGGCGGCCTAAGCCGTGCCGTTACCCGTCACGAAAGGAGGGCTTTGCCATGACCGACGTAGACGAAAAGTCCCGGCGCCTGGCGGACTGGCAAGAGCTGCTAGGTACCGCGGGGGAGGGTGGCGGCCTGGAGGCCTGGCGGGAGCGGTTGAGCCAGGACGCCGAAGCCATGAGAGCCCAAGGCCTGATCGACTGGGAAGAGGCGTTCGAGCTGCGCGAGCTGGCCGACGCTGCCTACAGCCATCACTTGGAAGACGCCATTGTCCGTGAGCTGAATCAATATGAACCTAAGCCATGATTGAGCAGCGCCCGGCGGTTGTTGTGGGGGCTCTCCGATTTTCGTGTCAGACCGTTCCGAGGCTGACGGATGGCGCGCCCGGGCCAGGCTGAGCGGGCACCCTTGAACATTGTTATGCCCACCAACGGAAAGGAACCCCCAGTATGAGCCAAGCCCCGAACCTGATTTCCATCACCGCCGGCGAGCACACCGGTTATGACGAACTGAGCGACGCGCAGACCCTGGCCCTGGCCCAGTTCGTCAAGCGCCTGACCTGGTCGGACATGCGCGGCTGTGCGGCGGACGATGACGAGGCTTACGAGATCCGCGAAGCGGTGGGCAAGCTGCAAAACGCTTTGGCCCTAGCCGGCTACGCGCCGCGTTGAACTGAAAGGAATCCCCGCTATGCCGATGATCGATGCTGACCAACTGAAACCCGCTCTCGCGGCTTGGCATGAGGCCAACGAGGCATTTAGCACGGCCGCCCTGGCCTTGCGCAATGCGACGGACCGAGGCGACCGGGCCGCGACTCAGGAGCTGTATGACCGCGCCCAGGACGCGCATGAGGCCAAGCACGACCGCGCCGCCGATGTAGCGCGCCTGGTGGCTCGCCTGATCCATGAAGCCGAGCGCGAAGGGTAGGCCCGTCGCGTTACGCATAACGAACAGAAAGGAACCCCCGCCCTCGATCCCGAGCGCTACACTGCCCGCACCATCTGACTATTAAGGAGTGTCTATGAGCTTTGCCCATATCGGTGAAATCAAGGAAGTAAGCGATTTTATGCAAGCCAATGAGCTGATCGAGGCGGGAGCCGAGCTGCTGGCTATCGTGCCCGGCTGGACCTCTGACAGCACGCCATGCACGCTGTTTTACCTCGGCCAGCCGAAGGTGAAGAAAAACCCGCTGGAAGGCTTCAAGCTGGGCAAGCACGTCACTGGCTGACCCTGCGTTACGAGTAACGCCGTTTATGTCAAATAGGCCCCCACACCCTGGCCAGGTGCGGGGGCCTTTTTTTGTACCCGTGGAAACCAGAACCCCCTACACTGGATAACCAAACTCCCGGGGGCTGGTTTTACGCATTGGGGGCCCCTCACTCGAAAAGGAATCGCCGGTGTACGAGCCATTGACCGACCCTGCCGCCAAAGCGGCCGCCAATCAGTATTTTGATGACCTGATCGCCCTGGTAGATCCTGCCGCCGTGTTGCCACAGTTACGGCCAGTGCTCGAGGACCTGCGTTTTGAAACCCTCAATCATGCCGGCATGCTGCGCACGCAAAATCACTTGCGCGGCTTCCTGTGGGGGCTGATGGTGGCCGGCACCCTGACGCCTGCGCAGATGAGCGAGATGAGCCAGCGCCTGGACCGTGGCCGCGATGCTGGGTGGCTGTGATGAGCGCCCGTGACCGTAACGCGGCCCGGTACCGCCGCGACGAGGGCCTGAACGCCTGGTCCCAGCGCTGGGTGCTGGACGGCAATATGTTGTTGTGCGCCCTGTGCAGCGTGGGCCAGTTTGCCCGGGACGCGGGAGAGCCGTTCCAGCACGGCGCCGGTTGCGCAATCGACAGTGAGTTTGCCAAACACCCGTGGCACGAGCTGGCCGCGCTGCTGGGCGACCTGCCGGCGGTGCCGGCATGAGCGACCTCGAAGCGCCGTTGGCACGCTTGAACCTGCCGACCCACGTCCACGCCCAGGCGGTCAAATTGCTGCGGGCCATCGCCCAGGCGCGCACGCCGGGCGACTGCACGCGCGCGGCCGACCGCGCCGAAGGCTTTGTGCTGGGTCTGGAAACGCTCCGGGCGCTGAACGCGGCGAGCCTGGAGGGGCTGTACCTGGCCTTTGAGCAGGCGGCCACGGTTCGCATGGTGATGCTGTCGTGATCGGCGAAGCGATCCACGATGACACGTTGAAGGCCCTGGTCAGCCAGCACGCGGTGCGCGATGTGGTGGTGGGCCGCCTCGAGGGCGATAACCACCGCTGGACCCTGTCGGTGCGCCTGGGCGCACCCACGGCGCGGCTGATCCCGGTGCGCTCGCGGCGTGAGCCGCTGCGCATCTGGAAGAGTGCCAGCGCGGTGGTCAAGTACGCCGACGCGATAGGCCTGCGCAGCTTCACCGTCGAGCTGTAGCGCGCAGGCTTAGATGCCCTGGTCCTTGGCCGCCTGGTCCACCGCTTCGGCCAGGATGATGGCCGTGGTGCTCAAGCTGCTGTAGATCCGTTGCAGCTCAAGCATGGGCGCGCTGGCCGGCGTGCGCCGGTTGAGCGCGTGCTGTTCGCGGAACTGGCGTAACAGGTCCAGCTGGTGTTCGCTCAAATCGAGGGTGATTTTCACGGCGTTTCCTATCGTGTCATTCGGGGAGCGTTTTCTGACGCAAACGGCGGGCACAAAAAAACCGCCGTTGGAGGGGCGGTTCTTTGTTGCGAGTCCGGTTAGGGGCCGGGCTTGCTGTCTTACAGGGAGCATTGACGTGTGCGGTGATCTTAGCGCCCGGGCGCAAGCGATTACAAGGAAAAAATCATAAATAACGATCTAGCGGGCCGTTCTGGCGTTGCGAATATGCAAATCCATAAAAAAATTTTCTGCGCTCAAACGCCCAGCCGGCGTGGGTTTCAAGGCTAAAAGCCGCTTGCGGTGCCATCATGAGCCATTTCGCCGCACCAAGGAGGCACGATTTTCATTATATTGATGACGTTCCGCGTTCGTCACCGTTGAGGTTGGCCGGGCCTGCGCGCGAATTTTGGCCCTCCCGACACGGGCCTTGGAATCCGTGCCGGATTGACTCGGGAGGCCATTAGCCCAGCCGCCTCACAGGGAGCATTGACGTGTTCCTGAAGGTGCGCGTGTTCCGGTAAGCGCACTGGAGGTACGGCCCAACCACGGGAGGGCCGTGTATGTCTAAGTTTGGACGTGCGTGGGACTCCGTATGGAAAGCGTTTCAGGCTTATCGCCTGTACGAATTCCTACGGGATCAGCTTAGCGACCTGTTGTAAGGTCTAGCAGTACCCCGCCTCGACTTCGGTCGGGGCGGGTTTTTTTTCGCCCAAAGAAAAGCCCCGCCAGGTGCGGGGCTTGTGGTGAATCATGAGGCGGTCAGCCCTGGTTCTGAGGCGTCCAGCCCTTTGCCTTCATGTCACGCTCTATCAGGTCCATGACATAGGCTTTGCGGGTTATGCGATGGGTTGCCAAGTAGATGTCTACCTCTGCTTTGAACTCGGCCGGAACCTTCATATTGAAATCGACGATATCCCCGCTTGATGGCTTCGCGGTGTGGTTGCCCATGGCTGCGGTATCGCTGGCGGTTGCCGGCGGTTCGCCCTTGCCGCTGCTGCGGCGTGCTGGGGGTTTAACGCTGACCAGTGGTGCGGGTGCGACGGGGGTGGTTTTTTTTGCAGGCATGATGTCGGTTCCGTATTCGATTGCGCTTAGCTTAATAGCTATTTAGCGAAGTAGCTACTTCAGGCGGTCAGAGATTCAAAGCGGGCAACAGCCGCGCGTATCACCTGGGCGGCTTGTTCGCGCGGGCCTTTGAATGGCGTCTCTATCAGCGACAGTCCCGCGTCTTGGGCGCGACTAAAGGCTGGTTTCTTGGGGATCTCCCCGTCCAGAACGTCGAAGCGAGTTTTGTTCAGGTAGGACCGGGCCTCTTCAATCTCCAGGGCGCTTGTGCCTGTTTGGTTCAATGCGAAAACGATTCGGGCAACCGGTACGCCGTCGCGGTCTACCAGTGCGTTGGCCAGCGCAACAGCAGGCTCCAAGTCGTCAAGTGCCAAGCCGGTAGGAATGATGACGAGGTCGGCAGCTTTGGCCATGACGGCCGTTGCTTTGCTGGCCTTTGGGGCACCGTCGAAAATCAGCATGTCGCACGAGCCTGCTTTGCTGATTGCTTGTTCGGGGTTGCCGAACTGGCGAACGGTGATTGTCGGTTCGGTACCGGCGCGCAAGCGGCGCTGTTGCCAGGCGGTCGCGGTGCCTTGGTCGATATCCATGTCGGCAATTTCGGTTTGCCATCCTGCGGCCGCGAAGGCCGTGGCTATGGCGCGGGCGAGTGAGGTTTTCCCGGCGCCGCCCTTCTGCGATACGACTGCGACTATTGCTGCCATGCTGCTGTCTCCGTTGCTAATTAGCGAAATAGCTAAAGATGGGCAGAGTATAAGCAGTGCTTTGGCCAATGCAAGCTAAATAGCGAAATAGCTATTTAGCTCATATAAAATTGAGTGCCGCCATAAGCGAAGGCTTCGGCGTGTCGGGTGTGGTTGCTGTGGCCCTTGCCGCCTGCGCTGCCGTTTGTGCGGACGACGCGAGTGGAAGCGGGGGTCGTTCGGGAGCGGCGGCCGCTGCGGGTGCGCATCGTGTCGCCTGGGTGTTCGGCTGCGCTGATAACTGCCAGGAGCAGGCACAATGCGCGAGAGAAAAGGACGCCCAGGGTAAAGCCCCGGGCGATCATGTGAGGGTGAGTCTTGGCCCCTAACTTGGCCTTAATGCTCGTTTCGATATGGCGGATGGTGGACGAGTCGATTTGCAGGCGTGCCCCTATTGAGCTGGGGTTTTCACCGTTGGCCAGGCCGGTAAGCACAAACAATTCTTCCTGGGTCAGGTTCTGCCCAGGTAAGCCGACCACGTCTTCGCCTGTTACTTCTAGAATCGCTTGCATGGGTCTCTACCGTCCCTGGTTTGCATGGTGATTACGCTGCGTGTGAAGCCTTCAGTTCCCCGACAAGTACGGCCAGCTTCCTCAGTTCTTTGCTGAGGACCGCTGTGATATCGGCGATGTTTTCTAATACACCTTCGATGTCGCCTGACTGCATTGCCCCCACGGCTAGAGCCTCGACACCGGCCGTTACGGCCGCCTTGTGATTAATTTCAACAACCAACGCCCGACGGTTTGCCTCGGTGAGAGTTGCAATGGCCGTGCTGTGGTCGCGGGTGATGATGCTTCCTTCGGACATGAATACTACCTTGTATAAGTGTTAATTACACTTTAAGTGTAAATTATAGGTATACGAATGCCCCAATGTGGGGCAGTCGGTTAGCGGATATGAGTGATTATTTTAACCCGGCCCAGCACCTGCAAAGTAGCCAGTTTTTCGGCTGAAATAGGTTGATCGGGGTAGCGCTCTCGGTCTTCTGCCTGGATCAAGTAACCGCCGTCTAGATCCTGACGAATCCAGCGCAGCCACACGCGGCCTTTGATCAGCAAAGCGAAAACGTCGTCTCGTGCTGCTGCGTTAGTGACATTGCGATCAATCAATACGCGGTCGCCTTCATTGATCAGCGGCCGCATGCTGTCGTCTGGCGCAGCGAAGGGCAGCAGCTTGTCACGATCAAGGTGCAACTCATCCAGAAACGTCAGCCGAAAGGCCAAGGCGTCGTCTCCGACATCGAGCACGCCGGCTTCTGTTGGGATTGCTGAAGGCTTGGGCACGCAATAAAGCGATGTCTCTGGTGCCGTCCCATCGTTGTCTGTGAATCCCGCCAAATACTCCGGGCTTTTTTTGAAGAGGGCGGCCAGCTCGAAATACTGTTCAAGCTTTGGAATCCTGATTTGCTGTTCCCAATTTCCATACCGGGAAGGGGAAATGCTTTCGCTTGAAATCAAAGAAAGGCGCCGTGCGGTTTCTTCCACTGTCCAGCCTTCTGCGCTCCTGCAAGAGCGAATGCGCTGGGCAATTTTGCGGCGGATATCCGTCATGTTTTCTTGAGTCCCACAAGCGTCTAGTAGCGACAGTTTAAGCACTGTTCGTTGCGTGTACCCTCTGAATATACACTCTAAGTGTAAAAAACTACAAAAATTGCTTGCATTGTGGATAGAGGCCGGCCAGTCTTAACACTCTTAGTGTTTATCGGTCTTTAAGTGTGGAATTGGCCCCTTGGATTCATAGCTTGGCTAAAAGTGACGCTGTCAGCGTCGCGGCTGAGCTATTGGGGGAGAAGCCACGCACTGTTGCATCTTGGCTGCGCTATGAGCGTGTGCCCTCGTTTAAAGCGGCGTTGAACATCTACGAAAAATCGGGTGGTCGCGTCGACTTCAACGGCATCTATATGCCGTTCGTGAAGGCGGTAAGGGAAGGGTATGCAAGGTTTACTTAAGGTGACGGGGCTTTCTGCCCTAGTGGTGGTTCGCAAGGTCGAGCAGCGGTTTGGCTTCGCGGGTTATGCGCGCCTGGTCAAGTTGCTGGAGTTGATCAGTGCGTGCGGCCCGGTCGCTGAAGGCGAGCCGATTGCCCTGCCTTGGGCTGATGTTCTGGAGAGCTTGCAGGCGGGCGATATGCCTGCGCGCGAGTTCTTGAGTTATTGCGAGGAGGCCAAGGCGTTACGCGTAACGCGTGACGCGGGCCAATTGCTTGTGACGCTTGGCGGTGAATTGGTCGCACTGATGGCCAGTGCTCCCATGGTCCCGGCTGTTGCTGCCGGGCCGGTGTTGTTCGAAACAGATGACCAGTGGGCCGAGTGGTTCGCTGCTGATTTGAACTGCCCGCCGTACCTGGCGAATGACGCATCTACCCGGTATCTGTTCCGCCGGTGGTGCGCCACAAATGTGACCGTAGCAGAAGTAGAAGCCGCCGTAGAGCTGGCGATTAAGGCGAAGGAAGCACCGCTGCCCGCTGCCTTACATGATTATTTGAAGACTGTGCGCAATACCAAAATAGAACGTGCCCGCCGATAACCGGCAGGGCAAAGGGGAAGTCTGTTGTTATTGATTGCACTGTCTGGCGGCACTGCCGCCGAGCGTTTGGCGATTGCTGATCGCCTGGTTGAATCGGGGAAGGGGCAGCTTGTGGCGTTCGCTCAAGAAACGCCTAAGTCTGCTTATGGCGAAAGCCGGGCGAGGATCTTGCGCGAAGCCCTGGTAGGGCTTGAGCCACAAGACAGCGAACCGGCCATCGTCGGTGGGGTGGTGGTGGTCCATTGCTTGACCGAAGAGGAAGCCGAGCAGGTTCGTAAGTTGGGCGGCTCGGTGTGGCATGTATACGGCAAGCCGTCCGGCCTGGTGGTGAACCGAATAGGCGACCTGATGGTGACTGACGCCTCAGTTGGCTTTCGTCACGTTCGTGAGCCGATGGAGGCGCTTTCAGAGGCCTTGCTTGAGCGCTTGGCCAGCCCAGGCGGCGCGATGGCCCGGGCTGCCTTGGGGCGCTTGGCAAATGAATAGGCCCGTTAGCCAGGCGCTGCCGGGGTTCGCCTATGGCGACCCGGCAAAGATCGTCGAGGCCCAAGAGATCCGCAAGAAGGGCTGTTCTGTTTGTGTACGTGCGGAATACATATTTGGCTTGCCGGTGTGCAAAAGCAATTTGAAGTTCCCGGCCTGCCGCCAGGATCGAAAGAACGGCCACCAGCTAACGCCCGAAGCCGGCGGTTAGAGGGGGGGGCCATGGCAAGGCGTAAAACAAACAATCGTCTGGATACGGCCTTAGAAATGTGGGTTCGCTGGAGCTATCCAGGCGTAGACCAAGGAACTACGGGCCGAACGATGCTCGCCAAGTTGATCGACAACAAGGGCGAACTGTTTTTCGGTGGAGGCGGGCAGGGCCCTGGCGCGGATGGTCTGGAAAGCAAAATCGAAGCGGGTGTTTATTCGATGTTCGTGGCCGATCCCCTCCGGGCTGATGTCCTGCGGCTTGAGTACGATGCGGCTTATTGGCAGGTCGTGACGCGCCGAGGGATTGAAGATTACGACCCGCGCGGCATCGGCCAGTTTGAGAAGGCGGCCGCCCTGGGGGTGAGTTTGCGCACATACCGTAGTCGATTGGCTGAAGCGCGAGAAACCATAGCGAAACTGTTGGGGTACTTATGAGCATTCATCCTCTTTTTGCTGGATTCAAAGGGCATAGCCCGCACGCTTTGGGTGCGGCACTGGGGTTCGCTATTCATGTTGAAACAGCCTTGGGGCCACTGCCTGTAGGTTTGCCAGTGGAGCATGCCGACCGGTTGGCGTTCGGCGGTGACCTATCGGGCTTTCAGTGGGCTGGAGGTTGGGAGGCTCCCGGCGTTCATTGCTTGATGTTCGCGAAGCCATTAACCGCCATGGCGGCCGCCTGGTGGCAAGTGGGGCTCTCTCACTAACTGTTGTTGCTTCTGATCCTCACGCCCAAACGGGCTGCATTTCTCATACATCCTTAGCGATATAGCTATTTAGCTAAATGGGCGCCCGTGCGCGCTCATGGCTTCGCTTTGCCCGAAGAAAGGCCAAACCATGCCGAAGACCATGCAAGTTCTGTTGTCCGACGCGGCTATCAAGAAGTACGCGTCTGACCTTACTGTCGGGGAGTTGAAAGACCCTCGACACCCTCTTCGATTCCGCTATCGCCGTGACCGCACCCGGGGAAGCTGGCATGTCATTCACTTCAATAAAGGCGCCAAGTGGAAGAAGGCCGGTAACTGGCCTGACGTGACCGCCAAGGCCATGCTCGACGGGCTGCCTAAAGTGCATGCAAGGTTGTTGGCTGATCCTTCGGCCGCTGCCACCGTTGACGGTTGGGATACGCTCGCCCAGGTGCTGGACTGGTACGCCGAACGAGTGAAGGTCGACCGGCACCTATCCCATGAGCGGAAGTCGACCAAGCAATCGGCGATTCGTTGCCATCTGTTGCCGCGCCTTGGCGCTGTGCGTTTGGCTGAGTTGAGCCGGTCTGTAATCGATTCAATGCTCTATGTGCCCATGCAAGCCGAGTACAGCCTGGCCCATGTAAAAGGCGTGTTTGGCGTGCTGAAGGTTGCGCTTCGGCGTGCTCGCCGCCTTGGGTTGATTGTGTCCGACCCCATTGCCGACGTGACCTTCGGCGACTTCAGCAAAGCCAAGATCAAGCCCAAGGGGGCGCGTCTGCGGCATGTGTCTGTGGCTGAGTTGCTGGCCGTTTGGGCTGAGCGATTCGAACAGGCAGCGCTTGATGTCGTCTTCGCCGTACTGATGCTGGCCTGTGGTACCCGGATTAGCGAAACCCGTTTGGCCAAGTGGCATAACGTCAATTTGACCGCCGGGGAATGGTTCATCCCGGCCACCGATACCAAAGGCAAGCGCGACCATGTGTTGCCACTGACTCCCCAGGTTGTGGCCCTTTTGGGTCGGTACCGAGAATGGCAGAAGAGTCGGGGTTATACCGGCGTCTATCTGTTCCCGTCCTCGACCCGTTCCGGCAAGCCCCTGGCTCGAAGCAAATCATTCGACATCTTCAAACGCCTTGGGTCGGGGGAGTGGACGAGTCACGACCTTCGCAAGTTGGCTCGCACCCGCTGGGCAGAGCTGGGCATCGATAGCCTGATTGGCAAGCTGCTGCTTAACCACGCCCTGGGCGAACTCGACTCGACCTACGTCCAGACCCATGGGGAAGAGCTGAAGCGTGACGCCTTGACCCGCTGGCATGCCTGGCTCGACGGCCAGGGCTTTGCCGCGCTTCACGATAAGACAGTGCTAAGACGGGCCGGAGAGCCGACCGAGGCGCAGGCCGCTGACTGGCTGGTGTTCCAGCCGAAATAAGAACCTATGTCATAAGAGGATTTACTTGATGCGGATTCCACGGAAAAACAGCGACACCCTGATCGTCCTGGGCGGCAAGTCGGGGGCGTTTTGGTTCGGTTTCTATGCCGCCCTGGGGATGATCGTTGCCAGCCTGGTAGCCCTGGGCGGCAGTTGGTGGGTGCGCCAGGCCATGGGCTGGCTTGCGCAGTGGTGGGGGGCTTAATCGTGACGGGTCACCGCGAAGAGAAAAGCGCGGATGCGCTGAAGAAAGCCGCACAGCGTGAGCGGGATGCTGAAGCCGGTATCGTCGAAGTCGAGGTTAGGTTGGGGCCGCTGGAAGCCGCAATGTTGCGAGAGGGCCAGGAAGCCCGGGGCGGCTTGTCCGGCCCCTACACGCGGGCCGAATACATTGCGACGCTGATTCGTCGCGATAATGAGTTGTTGCAGCAGCAGCGGGGGGCACTGGAAGGGCGGTTGTGCAAAAACTGCCGCAAGCCTCTACCGCGTGGCTGTGGCGGCGTTTGGGCGAATGAATCGCTGTGTTTGGCGGCCCATGCAGGTCGAGCCCTGGAGCTTTAAAGCAGGGTTGACAGGGTTGTGGTTTTACACCCTAAGTGTTTACAACACTTAGGGTGTTGACATGGTTTGCAGTTTCCCCTATCTTTTTCCCCATCGTGGTGTTGTTCCGGCCACGGTGACCATCAGCGTACAGACCATTTGACCCCCGGCCCTCACAGGCTGGGGGTTTTTTTATTCCCCCGCTCCCAGCTCGGGAGGTTTTCGAGAATGCCGAACATGCCGGACAAACCCGAGACTTGGGCCTTTGTGGCCCTCTGGCTGAGCCAGCATTCATCGACCATATGGACGGCATGCATGACGCTGTTTATGGCGGTTCTGCGAATTTTCTACACCGGCGGAACGTGGAAAGACGCCCTTATTGAAGGGCCCATGTGCGTCCTGTTGGCCCTGAGCATTATTTGGGGTTTTGAGTTCATGGGCTGGCCTTTGACGCTGGCCCAACCGACGGGCATTTGGGTCGGTTTTGTCGGTGTGAAGAAGATCGGCCAATGGGCTGACCGCTTTGCAAATACCAAGCTGCCAAAACAGGAGGGCGGTCAATGAGTACCCCGCGCGGTCTTCGCAACAACAACCCCGGAAACATTGACCATAACCCTAAAACAAAGTGGGTTGGCCAGCTTCCACACGACCCGGCGATTGAAGCCCGTTTCTGCCGTTTTGACCGGCCGGAAAATGGAATTCGTGCCTTGGCTAAAACGTTGCTGACCTACTCCCGAAAACATGGTTTGAACACTGCCGCCGCCATCATCGGTCGTTGGGCTCCAGCGAACGAGAACGATACGGCGGCTTATGTGCGCAGTGTCGAGAGTGCGTTGTGGGCCAAGGGCCTGGGTCGTTCCGGTCCATTGGATCTTGAAAGTCCGGCCATCCTGGGGTGCCTGGTCAGGTCGATTATGCACCACGAAAACGGCGGCTATCCCTATGACGAAAGCGTTGTAGATGACGGCGTGCAAAGGGCCTTGGCATGAAGACGCTGATTAGCGTTGCGCTGGCTGTACTCGCTGCCTCGGTCTCTGTAGGGCATTACGCGGTGGGCTTCGTATGAACCTGAATTTAGCCGGGTGGGGATTGGCCTTAGCCATTGCCTTGCTTGCGTTGTGGCGCGTTGAAGTGGCTGGGCTGGCAGTTGATGCGGCGGAAAAGGAAACGGCCCGCGTTGAAGAGCGGTTGGGCGACAGCCTGTTACGCGTAACGGAACAGGCGGTAGTGATTGACGCCCAGGCTAAGAGCCTGGCCGATGCGACCCATGCTGGTCGCTTGTTTATGACCTTGTCTGAGGCCATCGAGCGTGATGGCCGGGCTACACGACAGACCCTTGCTGAGATCAAAGCGAATGACAAAGCCGTTGCTGAGTATCTGCTGGGCGCTGTGCCTGCTGCTTACGGGGTGCAGTTCGCCCGCCCTGAAACCACCGACCCCCAAGCTTACAACGCAGCGGGAGCCGTGCCCCCTGGTGGCGTGCCTGCTGCCGGGCCGCCCGCCAGTCCTGCGCAATGACCAGTGGGAACCTGCCTTGCTGAGCACTGAAGACGCGTTGAAGCGCTGCGCCGCCCAGGTGCTGGCGTGCATGACCCATCAAGGCGCAGGCATGCCCGCTGCCGTGGCCGTCCCGGGTCTGGGTCCCTCTGGCGGTTAAACCGCTGACTACGGTCGGCAGGCCCGCGCGGCTCGCGAATTTTTCGGTTTTCGGAAAATCGCGCCCTTCTTCCACCTTTTTTGTTCATTTATTGAACAGGCGGCAGCTCGCAGCCCTTGAATTTACTGGCGCCGTATGCGCCAAAAAAAGGCGGCAAGGTGGACAAATAGGCCAAACGCTTGGCCGTCCCTTCGCATTGGTCGCTCTATGCCGCTGATTCTGAATAAACGCGAGTACGCCGACGCCCGGGGTATGTCCGAAAGGACGGTCACGCGCTGGCTTGCTGAAGGGCTGCCATACGAGGGCAGCGGCAAGAAGGGCGACCCGATCCGCATCGACATGGCCAAGGCGACCGCCTGGGAGATTGCTCGGGAAGTGGCCAAGCAATTGGGCGACGGCCGTTCGGTCGACGGCGAGGGCACCAGCAAGGAACAAGAAGAGCTGTTGAAGCTGCGCGCCGACCGCAAGACGCGGGAAGCCGAGGCGGAGTTGCGCGCCCTGGAGCTGGGCGAGAAGAAACGGACCCTTATCGACATCGACTTAGTCGAGCAGACGTTGGCCAGCGCCCTTACTCAGATGGCGATGATCCTGCGCCCAGTAGGCCGCAAGGTGATTCCCAAGGTATTCACGGCCCGCAATGAGGCAGCGGGCTTGCAGATATTCGACGACGAACTGACCCGCGCCATGTCGGTCGCGGCCGACATGCTGGAGGCGTTAGACATCCATGCCGCACCGTCTGAAGAAGATTCTAAAGCGGGCGGCTAAGGTGTTTCGGCCGGCGCCGCTGCGCGCGGCCTGGCTATGGGCAAACCAAAAACGTGTTCTGCCGCCTGGCAGCCCCGAGCCTGGGCAGTGGAACAGCAACCGCGCGCCCTGGGTGAAGGGCATCACCGAAGCTATCCGCGATCCGCTGTACAAGATGGTCACCGGCGTCATGGGTGCGCAGATGTCCAAAACCGATGGCGTGCTGTTGAACGCGGTCGGCTGGCGGATGGACGACGATCCCGGCCCGGTGCTGTACATCGGTCCGACCCGAAAAAACGTCGAGTCGGTGAGCAAGGATCGTTTCTCAAAGTTGCTTAAGTCAGTGCCTTCGCTGTTCGAGGCGCTGGCCAAGGGCAAGCAAGACACGATCAATGAGAAGTTTATCAACGGCCAGCGCATCGGCTTCGGCTGGGCCGGCTCGGCGACCGAACTGGCGTCGCATCCGTCGCGTGACGTATTCGTCGACGAACGCGACCGCATGGGCAACAACGTCGGCGGTGAAGGCGACCCGATAAGCCTGGCTGAAGCGCGAATTTCCAACTTCATCGACGGCAATGTGACAGTCGTATCGACACCGACCGTTGGCAGCGTTGAAACCGAAACCGATGACGACGGCCTGGAGCGCTGGAAGCCGTCCGACGACGTGCATTCGCCAGTGTGGAAGCTGTGGCAGGAAGGCACCCGCCATGAATGGGCCTGGCCGTGCCCTGGAGCAAAGTGCGGGCGCTACTTCATTCCGCGCTTTACCACTCTGTACATCCCCGACGGGGCCACGCCCAAGCAAGCCTTGGACGATGCCCGGCTGTTTTGCCCGCACTGCGCGGACATGATCGCCGAAGAGTCGAAAGAGTGGATGAACGACCGAGGGGTGTTTGTTGCCCCGGGGCAACGCCTGGTCGGCTTCGACGACGATGGCGTACAGATTGAACAAGGCGGCGTTACGG